GGTGCTGGTACGGGAGCATAGCGCAATGAACCGACGCCGCCACAAGCTCAGTGTGGAAGCCCGATTCCCCTTCGTCCACGTCGGGGGCTCACAGGACGGGCAGCGGTTCCGGTGGGTTGAAGGGTGCGAACCGTCGGCGATCGTCGCGGGTCCGCCGATGGGTGGCGGGAAGTATTGCGAGCTGTACCGGCTGGACGGCACGCGATACGTGCTGGACGGGTACGCGGAACTTGTGAGAGGAACAACCTGACCACAGCAACCGAGCCAGTCCGGTACGTGGTCCGCGGCGGTGCCCGCGAGGTGTTCGCGACGCGGGCGGCAGAGGTGCTCATCGAAGGGCCAACCAGAACCGGCAAGACGCGGGCTCTGCTAGAGAAAGCCCACGCGGTTGCGTTGAAGTACCCCGGCTCGCGTCAGCTACTGCTCCGAAAGACGCGGGCCAGCATGTCCGAGAGCGTGCTGCAAATCTACGAGGACGAGATTCTCGCTGGTGTGACGTGGATGGGCCAGGCCAATCGCACGCACCGCGACGCGTACCGCTATCCCAACGGGTCCATCGTTGTACCCGGTGGAATGGATCACTCGGACAAGATCATGTCGTCGGAATGGGACAGGATCTATGCCTTCGAGTGGACCGAGGCGACGGAACACGACCATGAGAAGTGCATTACGCGTCTGTCTGGCGGGCGTACTCCGTTCTGCCAGATGATGAGCGATTGCAACCCCGGCCCGCCCTCGCACTGGTTGAACCAACGCGCGAACCGCGGGCAGATGGTTCGCATCCTCTCGCGGCTGGAAGACAACCCGCGATGGCACGACGGCAAGGATTGGACGGCTGCGGGGCTTGAGTATCTCAAGATCCTTGAAGGCATGACGGGTGTACGTCGCGCGCGGTTCAAAGAGGGCAAGTGGGCAACGGCGGACGGCCTGATCTACGAGGAGTTTGACCCGTCGATCCACGTTATCCGCGAGATGCCCGCCGGCTGGAAAGACTGGCGAAAGTACCGTGCGATCGACTTTGGATTCAATGATCCGTTTGTCTGCCTGTGGATTGCCGACAGTGGCGAAGCGCTGTACGTGTACCGCGAACTCTACATGTCCGGTCGGATCGTCCAGAAACACGCCGAGCAAATCATCAGGCTATCGGCGGGCGAGGACTACGTGGCGACGGTGAGCGATCACGCGCGGCAAGAGCGGGAGACGTTGCACTATCACGGGGTACACACCACGCTCGCGAGCAAAGACATTCGCGCGGGCATCGACGCGGTACGTTCGCGGCTTGTGCCTGGAGCGAACGGTGTACCGCGATTGTTCTTACTCGCGGATACGCTGGTAGAATATGACGGGGCAATGGCTCAACAGAAACGACCTACCTGCCTGCGTGAAGAGTTTGATTCTTACGTGTGGGCGAAGAAGGCGGGCGACAAGGGCGCGAAGGAAGAGCCATACGACGCGGACAACCACGCGATGGACGCCCTTCGATACGCGGTCATGGCGATCGACACGGGCGGCGGTGGCGGTTACATCGGAGTAGTAGACACATGGGACTCCTGACATATCTAGCCGACGCGTGGAAGGCTGTAAGACGACCGCCGAACGAGGGCGAGCAGCGTTACATCGGTGCGAGCATCCGCACAGGTGAAGAGATTGCGGGGCGTTATAACACGACGAACCCGAGGGACATGGCCTGCGTGTCGCGTGCTATTTCGGGGTCGATCTTCAACGCCGCGGCGCTGATCGCACGGGCGGCGGCACGCGGGGAGATTGGCCTGTACCGATCGACGGACGGGCAAGCACGGAAGGCGTACACGACCGACTCGGACGACGTGGAGCAAATCACCGACCACCCGGCGCTGGACCTTCTGCGCGATCCTGACCCGGCGATGTCGAGTACCGACGTTCTGCAACTGGTGTACTGGTACCGCGAGGTGTGCGGGCATTGCTACCTGTGGACGGGCAGCGGTACGCCGTCGGGGCTCTACATCCTGCACCCGCAATGGACGCGGCCTGTGCTGGACAAAGCCGAGGGCGTGGTCGGGTACAACTACGGGCGCGAGAACATTCGCCCGCTGTATGTTCCTACGTCTGAGGTTGTTGTAAGCAAGTGGATGATTGACCCGTTCGCACCGTGGCAGGGCGTGAGCTGGGTTCGTTCCATCGAGCGGTATGGGGACTTGGAAGACGCGGCGGTAGCGGCTGAAGTTGCACGCTGGAAGAACTCGGGTCAGTACGGCATGGTGTTGAAGGCACCGACCGGGTACACGGACGCACAAATCAAGCAGGCCGAGTCCGCGTTGCGAGCTCGCGGCGGTCCGCTGGCGGCTGGACGTGCGATGGTTCTGCGTGACGTGGAGTTGATTCAGTCCGCAGCCAAGCCGCATGAGATGAACTATCTTCCGGGGTTGCAACAGGCCGAAGCGGCGATCTATCGCGCGGCGGGTGTTCCTGACCCGATCTGGAAGATGAACGATGCGATCCAGTCCAACGCTGCCGAGGGCGGCGCACAGTGGCAGCGTGCGATCTACGAGCGGCAATGCCGCGTAGCGGAGGACTTCACTGAGTGGTTCCTGCCCATGTTCGGCGTTGAACCTGGCGAGATGTGGTTTGCGTATCCGAACCCGGTAGGTAAGGACGTTGCCGCCGAGTCGGCCCGCGTGGCGGTTGCGTTCCAGGCCGGCGCGTGCTACCTCAACGAATACCGCAAGGTGCTGGGGTTGGAGCCTGTCGATGATGCGTTGAACACGATGGGTTCTCCGATCGCGCGGCTTGGTGCGCCGGGTGCGAGTGCAACCGCGACGCCTGACCCGAAGGCCAAGCCCGCTCCGAACACTTCGGAAACTCCGAATAGTTCACCGGATGCCGCGGCACAGGAGGCGTTGAACGGTGCTCAGGTCACGTCGATCGTCACGCTCGCGAGTCAGGTAGCGACCGGGCAAATACCCTTTGAGACTGCCTACGCGATCGCACAGGCAGCGTTCCCCGCGATCCCGACCGAGACGCTCGATCGCGTGTTCAACCCGCTACGCAACTTCACACCGGAGACTCCCAGTGGTACGAATCAGCAAGGCACAGAAACGCAAACAGGCGGCGGTGAGGATAACGGTGGACGCGGAAAAGGTGGTTCATCTGATGCTGGAGGCGATGGCGAACCCGAAGATGCTGGCGATGGCCCCAGCGCAAAGGGTGGCCGCAAGCCTGCCGGACTTGGCCGTAAAGCGGGCACGGTTGAACTGATCCGCGTTCCGCGCTGGGGTGCGTTCGGTGCGTGCGGTTGCGATCGGGCGAGGAAGTCCGAGAGCGGTCCGACTGACCCCATCGAAACGCGAATCTTCCGAGCGGTACAGGAATGGGCGAATGATGCTCTGACCCGCGGCATTGCTGGCATCGGGCCGGATGGGTCATTCGACATTTCCAAGCTGGCAAGTGCCGAACTGGAGAAGCTCATGCGGGCCAGCATTACCGCGGCGTTCAACGCGGGCGCGGCATCGTTCATCGAAGAGGCGGGTTTGGATGCCGAACCGCTCACGTCCGACGCGGCACGCGAGTACGTGAAGGGGTACACGTTCGAGCTGGTGAAGGGCGTGACCGAAACAATGGCCGATCAGATGCGAACCGTGATCGACGACGGACTCGCGAAGGGCCAGACGATCAATGAGATTCAGCAGCAACTGACCGACCGCGTACCCGACGTGAGTCTCGCCCGTGCCGAGACAATCGCGCGAACCGAGAACGCGCGGGCACAGGAATACGGCAAGCTCACGCAGGCCGAGGAGCTTGGGTTTGAGGGCAAGACGTGGAGCCTTTCGGGCAACCCGTGCGGGCTGTGCGAGGGTGCGTCCGCGGCGCTCTCGGGCACGGTAACACCGATCGGAGAACCGTTCTTTCCCGCCGGAACGGCGATCGTCGGCACCGATGGCAAGGTCTACACAATGAGTCGGGACGTGCGGGCGGCTACTGACATTCACCCGAACTGCTCATGTGCCTCGATCATGGTACAGGAGAGAACACAATGAAATGGACCGAGTACCTTTCGACCCTGAGAGACAGGGCGTGCAAGCGGGTTCAGGCGATCGCGCCCGACGTTGACCCCGCGGATATTGCCGTGAAGGCTTACGGCGAACACAACACCGCGGCGGGCTATCCGGCGGCGGGGCAACCCTTCCAGATCAGCGGGTATTGCACCACAGACGCGGTGGACCTGGAACAGGAAGTAATAATCCCGGACGGTGTGGACTGGAAGACGTACTTTGGTAAGAACAAGTCGATGTTTGTCGATCACAACTACGACGCGCTGAGCTGCGTCGGAAAGTGGCGATCGTTCCAATACACCCCGCGCGGGATCGTGTGTAACTCAACGCTGGTTGAGGGTGGCACAAACCCGCTGCGGGACTGGGTGCGAACGCTCGCGGAAGGGCACCAGATCGGGTACTCGGTGACGGTTCAACGGATCGGGAAGGGTGCTCCGACCCCGGACGAAGCGAAGAAGTACCCCGGTGCCAAGCTCATCACGCGGGCGTCGAAGCTCATCGAAATCAGTTACACCGCGATCCCGATGAACGGAGAGTGCCAGGCGTTTGGTACTTTCGCGGAGGCGGCGAAGGCGGTACAATCTACCAAGCCGAGGCGTACTATTGTTCTGCTCGGATGAATGAGCCTTTCGCTTCCCGCTGAGCGGCAACGTTCGCGGGAGGTTTCAAGTATCGCGGCAAAGTCCACGGGTGCCCGGTCATGTGACCTGAGCGAACCCGGCACAGCGTCCCGGTAGGTGTTTCTCACTTACAGGAGTTGTGCTATGGACTGGGCAAAGATCGTGAAGGTTCTGAAGGCGAACGGCTACACCGGCGATGGTTCCGACCTTGCCGCGGTGAAGGCGTTTGCGGCTGATTTCAATCTGGTTGGCGAGGACGGCAACGCGATCGACCTCGACGCGGCGCACAAGGCGTTTGCGAGCAAGTCGCGCAAGCCGCTCGTGGTTCCGTCCGAGGACGTGGACGCGATCAAGGCAGAGAACGCTCGGCTGAAGGACGCGGCCCGCAAGGCCAACAGCGCCGCGGCGTTGACCGGCGGCGGAACCGACGACGACACGCAGAACGTCCCGCAGACGTTCAAGATCGGTAACGCTGTCGCGAAGGCTTACGACCGCAGGGCGAAGGGCGGGCGTATGAAGACTTCGTTCGCGTCCGCCGAAGAGGCTGAAATCTTCGGCGCGTGCCTCGCGACGGCACTCGTTCCCGAGCGTGCGACGAAGGCCATGCGTGACATCGCGGATTCGGCCCGCAAGGCGAACATCACGACCACGAACACGCTCGGCGGGTTCACGGTTCCTGACATCTTCATCCCGACGATGATCGAGCTGCGGGAACTCCGCGGCGCGGCTCGCCAGATTCTCTCCGTCATTCCGACCAAGAGCGACAAGGTGAGCATGCCGCGTGACACCGGCGGCGTGACGGTGTACTGGGCGGGTGAAGCTGCCAACACGACCGAGAGCAACCCCACTGGAAACGAAGTGGGCGTGACAGCGAACAAGATGAGCGCGATTACCCGCGTGTCGAACGAGCTGCTCAACGACTCCGCGATCGCGTTCGGCGATTGGGTTGCACGCCGAATCGCGTACGGGTTCGCTGACAAGGAAGACGAAGCGGTCTTCAACGGCGACGGCACCTCGACCTATGGCGGTCACATCGGGTTCCGTTCGCGGCTGTTCACGTCGGCCACCGTTGCGAACAACGCGGGCCTTGTGGTCGGCTCGGGTTCGACTCACGCGACGCTCGCCCTCCCGGACTTCGAGACAGTGATGGGACTCGCACCGTCCTACGTGATGGGCGGCGAGTGGGTGATGCATAAACAGTTCTACTACAACGTCGTCGTGAAGCTCGCGCTTGCCGCTGGCGGCGTGACTTCGACGGAGATTGTGAACGGCATCCCCGTTCCCAAGTTGCTTGGTGCTCCGGTGCGGTTCTCGCAGGTCATGCCGCGCATCACTGCGTCTTCGCAGGTGTGCGCCCTGTTCGGCGATTACAACTCCGCGGCGAAGGCGATCGAGGTTGCTGGCGGCATGCAGATGGCGACGGACCAGGGCGGCGACAACTTCACGGCGGACGTTACGGCGTTCCGCGGCGTGAATCGGTTCGGCATCACCGTCCACGACGTGGGCAACGTGTCCGCTACCGCGGCGCTGCGTATCCCCGGCCCGGTTGTTGGACTCATCACGGCCTAAACACAGCGGGCGTACTCGCCCGAGAAACGGAGACTTGCTATGGCTGGCATCGACATGCAGAACGCGAAGATTGTTCAAATGCTCCGTCCGATCGACGCGACGGGCGCGACTCTGACGGACGTGGAAGTGGACACGCAGGGATACGACTACCTGACGGTCATCGTGTCCACCGGCAACGTGGCCGCGAACATGACGACTCTGAAACTTCAGGAGTCGGACACGACCGGCGCGAGCGAAGCGGACTTCACCGGTGGCGCGTTCACCGCTCCGACCGCCGCGGCTGGCGACAACAACGTCCTCGCGGCGTTCATCGACCTGCGCAAGCGCAAGCGGTTCATCTCAACGGTGGCAACCGGCGGCGCGGGTGCAACCCTCATCTCCGCGGTGGGCATCCTGACCCGTGCGGAAGTGACTCCGACCAGCGCTACCGAGCGCGGGTTGAATGAGCAGTTGATCCTGTGATTCATCACGGCGTGCCCGGAAGGGTGCGCCGTGCTTTCCAACCGGAGACACCACAATGGCGGCAGAAACCAAGCTTGGCGCGGAGATGCAGGGCGGCGACGTGACCTATCCCGCGAGCGTGAAGGGCGATTGGAAGATCATCCATTCGAACCTCTCATCGACCGCTGAGACTGCCGCGGTATTGAAGCGGCCCGCGACGTACGCGGGCGCGGGCGTGATTCCGGCGAAGGTCCATCCCGCCACCACCCGACTCCTCATCATGGCCCGCTACGCACAGGGAACCTCCACCGTGACGACTTCGCCGGTGGTTCGGTTGTACGCGGTGTACGGGCCGGATGCGAGCTTCACGCCAAGCACGGGCGTGTTCCTCGACGACGGAACGGTTATCTTCCGGCGTATCGACTCCGGCACCTCGACGGGTACGGGCGTGACTCTCACGCTCACGACCACCGCGACGGACGACAAGATCCGCGACACGACCTACCGCTACTCGGACTGTTACGACATCGCGGGTACTGACCTGATCGGCGCGAAGTGGATCGTGGCACTGACCGAGACGGCGGCGAACATCTTCGGCGGCGCTGATACGGTGGTTGCGCTCATGGCAATGGCTCTCAACTAAGGGGGCGCGCGTGGCGATCCTGACACTTGCCGAGTACAAAGAGTGGGCTGGCATCACTGGCACCGGCGACGATTCGCGGCTCCAAACGCTCATCGACTACGCACACGTTGCGATGCGTCGGTACTGCGGGCGCTCGCTCACGGACGGGTTTGAGTCGGCAACGCGGACGGAGACGTACGAAGTGGACGCATCGGAGCTTGTGCTGAAAGAGTGGCCGATCACGTCGATCACGTCGATCACGCCGATCCTCGCGGACAACACGGCGGGAACGGCGCTGGACTCGACGACGTACCACGTCGATCTTTCCACGGGCGTTGTATCGTTGAACGCGGGCCAGAACGGGCGAGCGTTCACCGACGATGCAACAAGCGGCGTGACGATGAGCGATTGGGCGTGGCGTCCCAACTTCGGGCGATGCACGGTGGTGTATGTGTCAGCGGCACCGCCCGACGATATCGAGATGGCACTGTGCCGGATGGTGGATGGGTTGTACGCGTCGGTGCGTTCGCCGGGTGGGGTTGCGTCGCAGAGCCTGGGACAGTGGAGCGTTTCGTACACGTCGCCAACTGAAGCTGCGGCGGGCCAGGCTCTGTTGCTCGCACCGTACCGATCGGGGGCGGGCCTGTGACGTTCTTTCCTCCCAGCTCGATGCCGGTTCCGACGTGGTTCCTTCGGCAGACCGCGACGATTACCGTGATGCTGGCGACTCAGGAAACGTCGGGAGCGTGGGAGCAGTCGGCGTCGGTGACGTATACGGCAGCGTGCAACTTGCAGCCGGCGTCGTCGGGAGATGCCGCGGTCTACAAGCGTGAAACCGGGCGAACGCTCTACAGGCTCTTCCTCGGTCCGACGACGACGAACGGGACCGCGATAGGGACCGTCATAAACAAGGTCGGAACGATCACGATTGATGGGGTGGTGTATCAGACGGACGGGGAGCTTCTGGACTTGTGTTCGAATGGTGTGTGCTTTCAGTTGAACGTGTTCCGAGAGACGTAATGCCGAAGTTCGATTGGTCCAACCTCGCACCCTTCGTTACCGCGGTCAAGACCGCGTGCGGGTCGGGTTCTATGTCGATGGGTTTGGTTGTGCAGGCGGACGTACAGGACAAGTTCGGGCGTGGCGGTAGGTTCAAGTCCAGCACGCCGGGCACCCCGCCGAACATTCAGCGTCGCGGGCTTAGCCGTAGCATCCAGGTCAAGCAGAGCGGCATATCTGTGATCGT